GATCAGTGCGCAAATCGAAGCCGATCGCTACCTAGCTGCCAAGGCCGCCGGGCAGGCATCCGCCGCAGCAAAGGGATTTGGCTTGCGGTTCGCTCGCCTCAAGCCGCCGGGAGGTGGCTAGTGATTGCCATAGGGTCGAGCACCGATCGTTACCTGGGCATCGTCCGCGAAGCGCCGCAAAGGCCCAAGCGGCCGGACATCCAAGCGAAATACGACGCGGCCAGTGATTCGGTCGAGTTCCAGAACTATTGGGCGAACACCGACGCTTACGACGCGGACAGCGCCAATAGCAAGGGCGTTCGCACGAGGCTGGTGAAGCGGTCGCGGTATGAAGCGGCAAACAACGGCTACGCCGACGGCATCGCGCAGACGCACGCCAATTTTCTCGTCGGCATGGGGCCTACGCTCGCCTGCAAAACCGGCAGCCGATCACTCGACCTGCGAATCAATGCCGAGTGGAGGAAGTGGTCGAAAGCCATCCAATTGCGTCGCAAGCTGTGGACGGCGGCGCACGCCAAGCTAGTCGATGGCGAATCGTTCGGCATCGTGACGGCCAACCCTCGGGTCAGCCATCCGGTCAAGCTCGACGTCGTGCCGATCGAGTGCGATCAGGTGACTACTCCTTACGTTCCATATCGACGCGAAGGCGTGATTGACGGCGTGACGTTCGACGAATATGGCAATCCGCTGACCTACGACATCTTGCCACAGCATCCGGGTTCGCAATGGGCCGTGTACTACCAGCAGCCGAAGCAAGTGGCCGCCCGCTATGTGCTGCATTGGTTCGCGATGCGGCGACCGCAGCAACATCGCGGTGTGCCCGAATGCAAGAGCACCATGCAAGTCGGCGCGTCGTCTCGTCGATGGCGAGAGGCCACCGTATCGGCAGCGGAGACGGCGGCAAGCTTTGCGGCTCTGCTCTATACCGAAATGCCACCCGGCGACGCGGAACCGGTCGCGCCGTTTTCGACGCTGCCCATTGAACGACGAATGATGGCGGCGCTGCCGATGGGCTATCGTGCCGAGCAGATGCAAGCCCAACACCCGAACACGAGCTACGATAGCTTTAATCGAGCACAAATTTCAGAGCAGGCCCGCCCGAAGAACATGCCATACAATATGGCAGCTTGCGATTCTTCGCAAAGCAACTACGCCAGCGGCCGGCTCGATTTTCAGCCGTACTTTGCCGGCGTGGATATCGAAAGAGCCGACTGCGAAGACTGTGTACTCGACAAGCTGTTTGTGCAGTGGTGGCGAGAGGCCGCATTGGTGTTTGGCTTTGGCGATCCACGCAATCCGCCAGAGCGTTCATGGGATTGGCCGAATCACCCGGTAGCCGACATTACCAGTGAGGCCAGTGCGGTAAATATGCGACTCCGCAACGGCACGACAACGCTACGCCAAGTCTACGCGGAAGCCGGTGACGATTACGACTCGGCCGTCGAAGCCATGGCGAGCGATTACGGCGTAGACGTGCCGAAGATGAAGGAACTATTGCGGCTGGCGATCTTCAACGCGACAAACCAACTGGGGTCGATCGAGCAGGCCCAAGTGCAGCGGGAGAACGCGCAGACGCAATCGGCGACACAGTTGGCCGTCCAGCAAATGGGGGCAACCGGCAATGCCTAAACGCGTCCGACTGCGATCCAAGCCAGACATCCAGGCGGCGGCGGGCGGTAAGGTGCCCACGTTTTCGATGGTCGCCTACAACGGCGGGCCGATGTATGTCGATGGCTACGAAGACCCGATTGTCATTGACCTTCGCGGGCTAGAGGCCGCTCCGAGCGTGGTCGCCAATTTGAACCACGAATCAACCGATCCAGTCGGGCACGTAACCGCAATCGACAACGACGGGACGCGGCTTGTGCTGGCCGGCTCGCTGAGCTACGCCAGCGAATCCCGCGACCAAGTTGTGGAGAGCGCGACCGCTGGCGGATTTCCGTTTCAGGCCTCGGTGGAAGTGTCGCCTGACAAGCTGGAGAGGCTGCCAGCAGGTCAGCAGGCGACGGTAAACGGCCAAACAATCACCGGCCCGGCGATCATCGCCAGGACGGGCTATCTGTACGGAGTAGCATTTGTCCCGCGCGGTGCGGATGAATCGACGAGTGTGAGAATTGCGGCGAGTGCCGCGCGAATAAGAGGAGCAATTAGCATGAGTTTCGAGGACTGGTTGAAGTCGTTGGGCGTGGTGATGGAATCGCTATCGGCGGAGCAGATGGACGCCTACAAGGCGGCCTATGCTGCGCTGCAAGGCGCGGCCCCTGCCGCCCCGGCCGCGAATGCCGAAATGAAGCAGGAAGACACGGTGCAGGCCGAGTACAAGAACGACACCATGCAGGCCGGCGCCGCATGGGATGCCGTCGATATTCGAGCCGCGCACGCTGACGCCTTGGATTCGCTGGATGGCGAACTGCTTTCGATCGAAGACGACGCTCCGGCTGCGATCCTTGCCGAAGCGAAGAAGACGGCCCGCAAGGCCCTCGGCGACTTGAAGGCGAAGGCCGCCCGCAATCGATTGTCGGCTGACACCTACCGAGCGAAGGCAGGCGAAATCATCGCGAAGGCGCAGCTCGCCATCGTGCGCGGATCGCGGCCGTCGGCTCCGGCCATTCACGCCAGCCAGCGGGATGTCAATGGCGATGTCATCGCGGCGGCGGTTTGCCAGCGGCTGCGATTGCAAAACATCGACAAGGCGTTCGATGAAAAAACCTTGGACGCGGCCCATCGCGAATTCGGCGGCCGGCTTGGCATTCAGCAACTGCTGATTCGTGCGGCGGCTGCCAATGGCATGACGCTCCGCGCTGGCGACCGCATCCACACGGGCAACGTCCGCGAGGTGCTGGAGTACGCTTTGCCGCGACGTGATATTCGCGCGTCTAGCGGCTTTTCGACGCTTTCCCTTCCGGGCATCCTTTCCAACATCGCCAACAAGGAGTTGTTGGAAGGCTACATGCAGGAGGACAACGCTTGGACTGAAATTGCGGCCATCAAATCGGTGCCCGACTTTAAGCAGGTGACGAGCTATCGAATGCTCGACGACATGGCCTATGAAGAGCTGCCGAAGGGCGGACGGATCAAGCACGCGACCACGGGCGAGCAAAGCTTTACCCGGCAGGTGCGCACCTACGCCAAGATGTATTCGATCACCCGCGAGGACATCATCAACGATGATCTTGGGGCGTTCGACGCTTTGCGCGATGTCATCGGTCGCGGCGCTGCGATGAAAATGAACGACGTCTTTTGGACCAAGTTTTTGGACAACGCGACGTTCTTCACTTCGGGCAACTCGAACTATATCGAGGGCGCCACGACAAACCTCGGGACGGATGGCGTGGGGCTGTCGCTCGGCGTGAAGAAATTCCGCGAAATGCGGTCGCCGTCTGCCGACGGACAGAAGCGGATCGGCGGACCGCCGCCGACGATTCTGCTCGTGCCGCCCGAACTGGAAGCGGTCGCGGAGGCCCTTTACACGGCACGCAATTCGGCGGCTGTGAAGGTCAGCGAGACCAACATCCATGCGGGCAAGTATCGGCCCGTCGTGGTGCCGTGGCTCTCGGATTCTGCTTATTCGGGCTACTCTTCGACGGCGTGGTATTTGTTCCGGGCGCCCAATTCGGCCATGGCCCCAATTGTGGTGTCGTTCTTGGATGGCGTGCAAACGCCGACCGTGGAAACGGCTGACGCTGACTTTGACCAACTCGGAATCCAATTCCGGGGCTACCACGATTTCGGCGTGGACAAGTTCGAGACGCTCGCCGGCATCAAGTCGAAGGGTGCGGCGTAGTTCGCAGGCAAACCATTTACGCGGTCTAGCGATGGCTAGACCGCTTTATTCGCAAGCATAAATCAGGAGCATGAATCATGGCAGAAGCGGAACTATACCAGGGCGATGAATGCCCGCGTGACTACACGGCCGACGCGGCTATCACTGGCGGTGAAGTCGTCCAATTGCGGGACGGCTTGGCGGCGGTGATTCCCGTCGATGTGGCCAATGGCGAAAAGGGCGGCGCGCAGTGCGAGGGCATTTTCCGTGTCGAGAAGACCACAAGCCAGGTCTGGCTTGATGGCTCGGAAATCTGGTGGGACCACAGCGCTAACAAGGCGACGTGTATTCCGCCGCTTGTCGGCGATCGCGATTTCTACCTCGGCTCGGCGGTCGGTGACGCGACGTCGGCAGCCACCGAGGGTTATGTCAATTTGAACGTCAGGCCGGCCTACGAAATCGAATTGCAACGCTCTGGCGGTGATACGGCGGTCGTTTTGACTGCTGGCACGCCATACATTTACTCCCGTGGCGGATCGCTCGACGCGGCGTTCAGTGCGACGGCGGAAGCGCAAAAATTGGATTGGTTGTCGAAGCGGTCTTTCGCTCTCGGATCCAACTGGATCCTGGATGCGGTGGTCGAAGTCGTTGCCAACGCCGACGCCGACGTTGCCGACTTGTCGGTCGGCGTGGCCAACGGAACCAACGCCAGCGATGCGGATTCCATCACCGAATCGGCGTTCTTCCATTTTGACTTGGGCGCCGACCTGAACATCGATGCGGAATCGGACGACGGCACGACCGAAGTGGCCGCGACCGATACAACGGTCGATTTTGCGGTTGGAACTCCGGTGTTCTTGCAGATTGACGGACGCAATCCAGCATCGCTGAAGTTCTACGTCAACGGCGTGCGGGTGCTCGAATCCACGACGTTTAACATCAGTGCGGCGACCGGCCCGCTCAAGGCTCTTTTCCACCTGGAGAAGTCGTCGAACGATTCCCCGGGTAACGTGCAGCTGGACGTCCTCCGCGTTCGCACGGGCCAACAGTAATGAGCTTGCTCGATGACGGCGCAAGCTGGCTTGCCGGCCAATTGGTCGATCATGCCAGCCACGCAATCGCCTACACGCAAGGGGCGGCGACCATATCGCTACGCGGGACGCGAGACGTCCAGCGGGTGCGGGTGGTGCAGGCCAACGGTGTGCAGACGATCGTGCGTCAGGTGTCGTTCGTGGTTCGATCGTCAGATATGACGATCGCGCCACAACGCGGCGACCAGATTGCCGAGACGGTTGGCGGTTCGGTGGTGCGGTGGGAGCTAGCACCGGAACCGAACGGGGCCGTCTGGCAATACGAGTCGGCAGGCGAGGAAATGATGCGGTTATTT